GGGAAAAGTAGATTCTCCAGACTGCCAGTTGCCCCCCGGATCTCTGGGATGAGATACGAGAACTGCAGGTTTCCACACAATCTAAGCACACACACTTGTGGCATACCACGCTGAAAACAACGGGTAGGTCCCTGGTCCCCACCAGTACCACAACGTCCTGCTGTGTATGCCTCCCATGGTATGGACGGTGCATAGCTGCTCAGGTAGCTACGCCAGTAATACCCTCGACGTCAACATGATCCCTATACAGGAAACCCCCAATAGTAGTATTGAGGGTCACGCCTTCAACGGCGCAGAACATAAACGTCTGAGCGGACCGATCATACTCATTGACCCCGGCGACAACATTTGAGTTGACGTCGAAGCGCTTACGCCTAAGCCGGGTCGGGAATGGGATCTGTGTCTCCTGCCAAACAGGAAAAGAAACAACAGAACCCAGACTACGTACCTGGTTCAGATACGCTGTGAAATCGGCAATCAAGCCAGATGTCATAAACGTCTGATAGGCGGTAAAAATGGTGGTCATGATCTCGGGATTGTCGGTAAACCCAATGATCACGCGGCCGCTAGTCGTAAAACTGCATGCTGGCTCCCACTTGACACTAGTGCCAGGCAGGAACCGACCAGTGCTGTAAAAGGAAACGATGGAAGGCCCACTCGGATTCACGAGGTTGGCACCGTTCCCGGGAATATAAGCCCGGATAGAAGCGGCGCCACCGACAGTGGCCGAGGAACTCAACGAATTCCCAAGCATCTGGTACTTGACCACAGCTTGATCTCCTGGATTGGATATCATGGGCATCTTGGTACGATGGCGTCGCACACCTTCCTTGACAGGGATGTTGCGGTGCTTGGTCATGTTGTGTATGTGAGGGGGTTCAATTTGTCGAGCTGGTGTCTGGGGGAATCTGACACCATAGGGGTGACTGACTCAACATCCACGATGGTGGCATAATGCGACTCCAGGGCCACCTGCATGTCAGGGGTGATGCCAAAAGCGTAGTAAAAACTCGCCCTGGCCTCATCCGTGATACTGCAGGCAGTCACCCCTTTGCCCCACCTTGCCGCCCCGCAATTGTTGACATTTTCAGCCACCCCTACGCGTGCCACACTGCCCACCCGCAGAAGCATAGTGTACCAGGCACTCCAGACAGGGACCCCGGTTGTAAGGCTAAGCCCACACGTGGCGACAGCATTGGCCCAGGAACGGAACCCCACCTCGGTACTCCAATCAACAAGAGAAACACAATCCTTGCTCATCGCAACCTTAGGGTTGCGAACCATGCGCCACCCAGTGGCAACACGGACAGGCTGGAACTGGCAGAACTCCACCTGTTCCAGCCTGTAGCAGGGTGCCTCTCGTGTCAAAGAGAACCCGAAGTCAAGGAACCATCTGTCCAAGCCCTGCAGCTTGGCCAGGTCTGCAGACTCACAGAACACCACACAATCATCTCCATTGTTGGCAAGCCGGTGTGAAACACCCGCCTGCTCGCAATATGCGATGACGATGGAACTCATGAGTAAGCAGTTTCCCATGCCAGTGTTGATGTCGCCACTCATGCGGCAGCCCTCCACACGGTAATCCAGCCTCTTGCCATCAGCACGGGCTATTCCACGGTTACGCAACTGCCATTTCAACAACCCTCGCAACTCACTGGACTGGAAATGCCCGTTGTAAACAGAATGTTCCCATTCCAACGCGGAACGGGAAACATGCTGGTCAAACCGGGACGCATCCAGCCCAATGGCCACGGGGTTGGTGAAGTGGCGCCAATGCGTAGCCAATGTGTTGCCCACTTCATCAGCATTCATACCCTTCACAATGACATCATACCCAAACACTCGCTTAAACCCGATGCAAAGGTTCTTCTCGAAACACTTGAGGTACCGACCAACCTCAACATTGTAACGAGGCGAGCGTGGCTGTATGACACGGGGAGCAGGGTCTCCTTTAGAAGTAAAGTTGACCTTCTCAGCCTTGATGAACGTGCTAACGAAAGAGTCTGCAACTGTGAGCCCCCGCACCTTGAGGCTATCCACAGCGGCCTG